CCCTCGCAGGGAAGGAGTACTGCGACAAGCACTTCAAGGGTCCGAAAGGCACGGCATTCAACGTGTTCAGCGAAGCCCGCGCACCCATGACCTATCAAGATCTGGTGGCCGCTGAAGCCAAGAACTCTGATTCCGAAACTTCCGGAGAACAAGCATGAAGCCGATCACCGACGACAGCCCGGCCCCGCTGAAGGCGATTCCGACCGAGCAGATGGAGCGTCTCCAGACTGCGCTTTCCAATCTGGAAGCTGCACTTCTGGCACAAGATCCGCAGATGCCGCATCATCTGGCTGCCTCGCATCGCGTCCTGATTGCCTACCCTGAGACGGTGCATCTGCTGGATGACGCAGAAATCAAGCGGCTCATCGTCGCTGCCCAAGAACACACGCGCACGCAGATCGTGAGCGAAGCTGCCAAGGGCAAGGGCGGTAGCAAGAAGAAGGTGTCTGTGGACGATCTTTGATCGAGCGAGTCTGTGATGGTTTCTCCTGGTGGTTCTGTGGGTGTCTCCCCTGACGGGGGAGGCTTTGTGGGCACGTATCGAAAGGTGCGTGCCCACTTTCTTTGCAGGCAACTAGCCTACTCACTCACGAATCTAGGAGATCCGGAGGCGCAGTGGGCCACGCCGCTGTTCTACCACAACTACTTCAACATTGCACATCGCAAGGTTTTCGTGGTTGATAGGGCACTGCACAAAAGGCTGACTCTTTGCGCCCTCAGTCTCGCCAACCACGACTATCTCATCAATTTCCACACGCGCCACATCTGGTTCATGTTGGAATCCATCCCACAAGATGAGCAGCTTCTGCTTGTCGAAATCTTCGAGGCCTACTATGGCAACTCCCAACGTGTTTGACGGTGCCATGCAGAGTCTGCTGGACTCTCCTGTTTTCGCAGGCAGCAGCGGCAAAGCAGCGGCCCAGGCTGTCAGCAAGAAGAACTACAACCAGCTTCTCGCATTTCAGAATGTGACGAGCTACTCGATGCAGGGCATTTTGCATACCTGCCCGCGCAAGTTCCAGATCACCAAGATGCGGGCGGCCACAGAATCCGATCCCACCGCGCGGGAAGGAAACACCACGTTTGCATTCGGCCATGCTGTCGGTGCAGGCGTTGCGGTCTACGATCAGACTCGCGATCTGGATGAGGCCATCTTTGCAGCGTTCCTCGCATGGGACATTGATCTGCTGGCTGAGCCGATCCAACAGGAACGTGGACCGCGCAAGCTGGAATGTTTCCACCATGCAGTGTGGGCGCTGATGTGCTATCCCACTTTCGTGGAAGAAGAGACTGATCTGGACGACTACGAAGTCATCAAGCTGGAAGCTGTGGTGGCCGTCGATCTGGAGAATGGCTTCTTCTACACAGGCCATGTGGACGAGCTTCTGCGCAGTCGCAGCACTGGCCGATTCAAGGTCAAGGAGAACAAGACCAGCGGCTTCGGTGCCATTGATCCTGCACTCTACAGCAACAGCGATCAGGCTCTGTCCTACTCTGTGGTGGTGGATGCTCACGGCGCCGCAGAATACGATGTTCTGTACACGATCTATTCCAAGCCCGAACAACGGTGGGTGGCCATGCCATTCGTCAAGACTCCGCTTGCCAAGATCGAGTGGCTGCAAGGTCAGGCGCTCACTGCCACGGAAATCGAGAACTACAGCGCCATCAACTTCTTTCCGAAGCGTGGCGCCAACTGTCTCCAGTTCCAGCGGCGTTGCCATCTGTACGAAGAATGCGATCTGGACCCCAGGACCGTGTTCGGCTGTGAGTACAAGGAACTCCCCCGCTGCAACAGCTTCGAGGATCTGGAGGCGGTCGAACACATCGACTATCGTGTAACTTGGTCGCAGATTGTGGCCAATCAGAAGACTGGAGAACATCTGTGACTTCCTCATTTCGCGTGAAACCTCACGCAGTCCAAGTGGATTCCATGAAGGAACTCCTGCATATGGTGGACCTGCTCGGTAGCGAGGTCAGCTACCAGCATGAGACTCCCAGCCTGAGCTGCCTTCCTATCGTCCATGCTTTCGGAATGCGCCAGCCTTCTGAAGTGCGTGCAGACTTGGTGGTCGCTCAGGTTTCCTGGAGTGGCTTCACTTTCCTGCAGACCTCTCCTAAAGTCGCGCGACTCTGGGTGGATCGTGGCCTGGGCTGGCGCGGTGTTCTCGGATTCGGCACATTCCTGCTGCGTCCTGAACTTCTCCAGCACTATGCGCGTGGAAGCTACAGCCTCTACGACAAGGTTCTGGAGGAAGATGCGCTGGCTATCTGCCTGTTCATCGAGCAAGCGATTCGTCGCCTGTGCGATGTGGCAGATGACAAGGGACTTACGATCGTCCCTGATGACAGCTTCAAGCGGGATGAAAGTGTCAGCGGCGGCGCATCCTACCTGCAATTCAGCATCGCAATTCCGTGCAATGAACGCGAGTGGGATCACGGCATGGCCCTGCTTGAGCAGTGCGCTCATGCTGCAAAACTGCTGGAGTTCGCCATGTCTGCTGACACCATCCTCGCAGAAATGAAGGACATTCAGGAGAAGAGCAAGACTCCTCCGCCGTCCGACAAGCTGCACTGACACTCTCAACTACTGGAGAATCCACATGGATCTGTCCGAATACGATTCCGTCAAGCGCTGCAAGGTGCTGGTCTACGGTCCACCCAAGTCTGGCAAGACCGCCATCGTCGGCAAGCTGGCAGAAGCTGGCTTCAAGCTGTGGTGGTTCGATCTGGAGAATGGCATCAAGACGCTGCTGAATCCGGAAATCGTCAAGCCCGAGTTCCGCAAGAACATCAGCGTGTTCACCGTTCCCGATCACCGCGCCTATCCTGTGGCAATCGACGTGCTGCGTCGGCTGTTCAAGGGTGGCCCGATGAAACTCTGCCATGCGCACGGTACGCACAACTGCCCTATCTGTGCCAAGGCTACTGGCTCCAAGTGGTCCGAGGAAATCGACCTGGCCAAGTTCGGCGACAAGGACATTCTGGTCATCGACAGCCAGACGCAGCTTGCGAATTCTGCTGCCAACAAGGTCACGCTCAAGGCCTGGCAGAAGGACGACGAATACAAGATGACGTTCGACGACTATCGGATGCAAGGCATGTACATGGACGAGATCCTCTCCAAGCTGCAGGTTGCCAATGTACACGTTTGCATCATCAGTCATGATGTTGATGTGGAGAAGTCAGAGTCAAAGGAGCGCATTGTGCCCGTGGGAGGCACGCGCAACTTCTCCAAGACTGTTGCGAAGTACTTTGACAGCGTTGTCTATCTGCAAGTTCAAAACAAGCAGCATCGTGCGCTGTCCACGTCCACGTCATCGACGACCGTGCTCACTGGCAGTCGACTTGCGCTGGAACTGGATGACAAGAAGGGTGGCGACCTGACGATCGCAGGACTTTTCACCGGCCCTTGACAGGGTGTGTGTCTGTGATAGTATGCAGCTTGGAGGTCTAAATGCCGATATTTGACTTCATATCCACGCACAAGTATGTTCCGCTGGGAGCAAATGTGCGTGGCATGCGCTGTGCTTCCGTACTCCTGCGCCTTGATGAAGTACAGAGACTTGTTGCAGACGTAGTAGTCGGCAAGGCGAGCAGAGTACAGGAGTACCTGGGAGATTTGCGCCACACCCTCAAGTCCAAACCTGAAGGAACTGACATGGACATGCCTCAAGAAAAGCAGCACAACACGCTTGTGCGCGAAGGCGATGAGTTCAATCGTGATCCCATGTACTACTGCGCTGTATGCGGTGTCGCACACACGCGAGATTACAAGGTCTGTGATGGACTTCGCAAGCCGCTCGTGAGTACGGTGATCGGTGACAGTTTCAAGAAGGCGTCAGCGGAAGGGCAGCAAGCGAAGCAGCCGCAACTCCAGACCCTTTCCCAGCTTCTCGATCAGCGCGGCAACCGCTACGGAACTTTCAAGGGCCACGCGGAAATCACGCAGCAGCTCAAGGACGTGATCGGGCTGGGACTGAAGGCGCGCAACAAGCAACTGGCGCCTGACCAACTCGAAGCACTCGACATGATCTGCCACAAGATCGGCCGCATCGTCAACGGTGATCCGGACTACGATGATTCCTGGGTGGACATTGCTGGCTACGCGCAACTGGTGGCAGACCGTCTCCAGGGCAAGGTCCGCTGAAGAATAAGGCACTGGCAACTAGCCTGGAATTCTCCGAATAGCTGCTAACTTCAACCCTCTGGCTAACTGCCTAACTGACTGGAAGACTGACATGAGCAACACTGAACTCGACCTGACGAACATGGATGCACTGCTGAATGCGGTGATGGATGACCTGGAAGATCTGCCCCCGATGGGCACGCCTCCCAGCGGCCACTACAACTTCACGACCACGTTCTCCGTCGAAACCATCGGCGACCAGAACAAGCAGGTCATCGCTGCCAAGTACGTGATCGACGCGATCAACGAACTGAAGAACGAGGACGAGGCCGGCGAAGTGGCGGTGGGGATGCAGTTCACCGAGTTCTTCCACACCACGAAGAAGGACGGCACTCCCAACACCTTCGGCATCGGCAAGCTGAAGCAGCGGCTGGCTCCGTTCGCCTCGCTGTCCAGCGACAACACCGTCGGCGGCATCATCAACTCCGTGAACCAGATCGCGGCCGCTGGCACCATCGTGCGCAAGGCCAGCAAGAAGGACCCGGACCAATACAACGTGGATGTCAAGGACATCATCGTCCTCTGATCGCTCGGGTCTACTAGACTTCTGAGTCGATAAGCCATGCCTCCTCGGTCAAAAGCCGTGGGGGCATTTTTATCTACTTAGCTTCTTGCTGTCCCTAACTGCTAACTAGAAGGAACTGCCATGTCACCCAAAGAAACTGAACGCCGAAGCACGAAGCGCAAGGTAGCGCAGCTCATTGCAGGCTTGATGCGGGGCCCTGTGTCAATCGCACAGCTTTGCAATCTGACTGGCTACAGCTACAGCAACGTGCAAACTTGGGTGGAGTCTTTCCACGATCTTGGGCTGTGCTTCATCCAGCGGTGGGAACTGACTCAGACTTCCAAGAGTCACAACGTCAAGCACTACACGCGCTACTTCCAGTGGTGCGACGGTGAGCCGTTCTCCAGGCATGACGCAGAGAAGCCGTATTCCGAGTGGCTGCCCAAGGGACTGAAGCCGCACACCAAGGCATTCTACGAAAAGATTCTCGCAACGATCGCTGCCAATCCTGACAAGACCTTCATCGAGATTGGCAAGATGTTCGGCTGCTGCACAGCTACAGTGTCTCGTGCATCTAGCTGGAAGAAGATGAAGATGCGTGAGGAAGCCAAGGCCCAAACTCTGGCTGCCCTCTCCAAGCGGAGAACTGTATGAACATCGGATTCTTTGGCGTCGAGCAGACGTTTCCAGGGGGTCAGAACGACCGCCCCTATCTGCGGAAGCTGGCAGAACTGATCGGCCCCCACGCGATCAAACTTGCCATCGGCAACGGCACCAGCGAAGATCTGTACTTTGCGGCAATCGCTGGCAAGGTGCGTGCTGCGAATCTGGACTGCGCGATCGTCACTGACCAGGCCGTGATGACGCTCATGCTTAATGCGCTGCCTGACTTCAAGCCCAGCTACATGAAGAACGGGCAACTCAAGAAGCTGTCTCTGAATGACTACCACGGAAGTCTCATCGAGATTCCGGCGCACATTCTTGGGCGCTACCGTCCCCTGGAAGTCCTGTTCCTGAATCCGCTGGAGCATCTGCGCACGGTCCCGGAAGCTCCGTACATCTTCAAGCGGTTCATCAGCAAACTGACGCAGCCGGAGAAGTGGTTCCCGCAGACTGACTTCACCTGGGAGATTTGCCGTGAAGACACTGTTGATTCGCTGCTGGCAGCTTTCTCCTCTGCTGTGCTTATTGCTGTCGATATTGAAACCGACATGGATTCACCCCATCGGTCAATCAATTGTAGCGGCTATTGCGCTCTGTTCCCTGATGGTCACACCCATAGCGTTGTCATTCCGACGACGGAGTGGTGGGGTGTCGAAGCGATGAGGCGGTTCAACCAACTGCCTGCTCCCAAGATCTTCCAGAATGGCCTGTATGACAATCTCTACTTCCTGCGGTACGGCGCTCCAGTCCATAATTGGCTCTACGATACGCAGCATCTATTCCATTCTTGGTACAGCGAACTCCCAAAGCGTCTGGACTACATTACTGCTTTCGCTATTCGTCGTGTACGTTATTGGAAAGATGATGGAAAGTCCGGAGGGACGCACGGTCATTATGAGTACAACGCTCGCGATTGCTGGGCTACTCTTAACTCTTGGTGCAGCCTGCTGACAGAATGCCCTGATTGGGCCAAGAAGAACTATCTGCAAGAATTCCCTCTCGTCTTCCCTTGCCTGCATGTTGAGGCAGATGGGATGACTGTGGATGAAGCAGAGTTCAAGGCCAGCAAGGCAGACGTCGAAGCCATCCTGGAAAAGCACGAGGCCAAGCTGGCTGCATGGATCGGGCCGAAGTTCAACCCTGGGTCTTCTGACCAATGCAAGCGCCTCCTCAAAGTTCTTGGCTGCGCTGATCGTAATGGCGAAGTCAAGTCGGCAGACGACAAGGCGCTCACCGCCGCGATGGCTGCCCACCCGCTCAACAACCTTGTGCTTGGAGAAATCCAGAAGGTTCGCGAGTATCGCAAGCTCCTCTCCACCTACCTCGTTTGGGAGAAATTCTGGAATGGACGACTTTACTACAAGCTCAACCCAGCTGGAACTGACACCGGAAGACTTGCGTCAACTGAGTCAAGCTTTTGGTGCGGACTGCAGATTCAGAATATGCCTAGAGGACCTGAAGTCAAACGCTTCCTGCGAAGTGACGATGGATGGCTCCTCGGTGAAAATGACTTTGCACAGTCCGAAGCACGTTGCGTCGGCTACCTCTCTGGCTGCACTGCACTCATTGAGCTGGTCGAAGGGCCTCACGATTACCACTCTTGGAACGCTCAGGCTTTCTTTGGCGTCCCTTATGAGCAGATTTACGACGAGTCAAAAGGGAAAACCCTGAACAAGCCGCTGCGTGATCTGTCCAAGCGGACCAACCACGGCGCCAACTACAACATGGGTGCGACCGTGATGCTGGAGACGATGGGGCCTCAGGCGGTCGCAACCGCGAAGTCTGTCCTCCGTCTTCCCAACAACATGCCGCTGCTGCAAGTCTGCCAGTATCTTCTCGACCAGTACGCACGCACGTACCCGGAAGTGAAGGTGGACCTGCAAGCCTGGATCAAGCGCACGATTGCACTGACCAAGAAGATGGTGAGCCCGCTTGGCTGGACCCGCTACTTCTTCAGCGATCCGTCAGCGAGCAAGCCGGCCCTGAATGCAGCAGTCGCGCACGGCCCGCAGAATCTTTCCGTCGGCATCATCAACCGAGTCTTCTACAAACTCTGGCGCGAGACGGTCTACGGGAGCCTGCAGGGCAAGGTGCGGC